AAGAAGATACTTGGCACGACGTTACGAGACGTGAAACTTTAGAAGGAGCAGAACAAGCTATTGATTCGTCAGTAGAACATTATGCTAAAAAACTAGAGTTCATTAACGGACCTAAAGTCGTAAAAACTTTTAAATAAAATAAATTAAATCTAATCTAATTAAATTATGTCAAATGCGATTGTAAAAAATCTTAACTTCGGTGACGAAGCTAGGGAAAATGTATTTAAAGGTATAACAAAACTCACAAAAGCTGTTAGCTCCACTTTAGGAGCTAGCGGTAAATGTGTGATGTTGGAAGATGCTACTGGATTACCTGTTATAACAAAAGACGGTGTTACTGTAGCAGATTCAATAATACTTAGAGATCCAGTAGAAAATATGGGAGCTACGCTTATAAAAGAAGCAGCTCGCAAAACAGTAAAAGAGGCTGGTGATGGCACAACCACAGCTACAATACTAGCTCACGCTATATTAGAAGAAGCTTATAAAGTTTCTGATAAAACTAATTCCAGAGAATTAAAAAATGGAATTAACAGTGCCGTTAAAAAAGTTGTTGAATATTTAGAATCTATAGCTGTTCCAGTTACAGGTAACATGATTGATCAGATAGCTACAATATCCACAAACAACGATAAAGAATTAGGGGAAATTATTGCAAATGCTTTTAGAGCCGTAGATAACACAGGTGTTGTTATGATGGAAGTTTCTGCTTCAGGTAAAACTGAAATAGAAGTTATTGAAGGAGTTCAATACGATAAAGGCTTAACAAATTCTCATTTTGTAACAAACAAACAAAACAAAACTGCGGAACTAGAAAACCCATTAGTATTATTGGTTGAATCACCTATTGAAACAATAAGGCAAATTCAATCAGTGCTAGAGTATGTAATAAAAAACAGCAAACCTTTGCTTATTATAGGCGACTTAGAACAAGGTGTTTTATCAGCTTTAGCCATGAATAAAATGAAAGGTAACGTTAAAATAAACGTTATCGACGCTCCAACATATGGTATCAATAAGAAACAAACACTAGATGATTTGGCATTATTAACCGGAGCTACTATTGTTAATGAAGACTTAGGTGATGATATGGATTTAATTCAAATAGAGTACCTAGGAACATGCTTAAAGAGCGTAACTTCACATTCTGATACAATTATACAAGTAAAAGAAACTTCACCAGAGGTTGAAACTATTATACAAGGTATTAAGGATAAGTTAAAAGAAGATAATCCTTCTCACGAAGTAATAAAGTTAGAAAAAAGACTAGCAATGTTAGCGGCTAAAATAGCTGTTGTAAAAGTTGGTGCTAATTCTGAGATTGAGTTAAAAGAAAAAAGCGATAGAGTTGAAGATGCTATCTGCGCTACTAAAGCCGCTATAAAAGAAGGCATAGTACCAGGTGGAGGAATAGCTTTAGTAAACGCTGCATCAAAACTTAATAAAATAGAAATAGGTAGTAATGTGCTTGCAGAAGCTATATTATCTCCTTTTAAAACAATACTAAGTAACGCTGGTTTGAGTTATGACACTCCAATTGGAATTGCTGAAGGTATTGACGTGGTTACAGGAAAAATGGTAAATATGATTGATGCTGGGATTATAGATCCTTTGTTGGTTACAAAAAGCGCACTTCAAAACGCGGCTTCTGTAGCAACAACAATATTGTCAACTGATTGTGTAATAAATAATTTAAGAATCGATGAAGGCAGTAGGTAGAAATTTAATCATACAGAAAACAAAAGAAGGAACCACCAAAACAAAAGGTGGTTTACTTCTCGCAGAGACACACAGGGATGACATTAGATATGTAGAAGCTAACGTTATATCAATTGGTGAAGAAATAAAAGGTATAGCCGAAGGTTCAAAGATATTCTTTGATAGACATGCTGGTCATAAAATAGAAATCGATAAGGAATCTTATCATGTTATAAAAGCTCAGGATGTAGTTGTTGTTTTATGAAACTAACAGCTGGTGACATTAGAGACTTAAATATTTTAAAGCACTACAGAATAATTAGAAAGTGGGCTTGTAAAAATAATAACTTAACCGATGCTGATTTAGAGGTTTTGATTTATTTAGACTGCATGGATCTTTTTAGTAAATACGATTTTGAACAAGGTGTTTATTCTTATAGTTGGGACAACAGAAGATGGAGTAGGTTATTAAAAGATGGTTGGATAGTTGTATGGAGACATAGAAATAGAACCACTCAAAAATATAACATATATAAGGTTTCGTTTAAATGCAAACAACTCATTATGAGAATGTATAGAATAATGCTAGGCCAAGATGATATACCAACCAGTGAGAGAAGAAATAAACTAATAAAAGGCAATAGCTACACGGACAAAGTAATGACCCAAGCTATATACAATGTAAATAAAGACAAACAAAGATGAGTAAAAGTCCAATAAATATTCTAGGTGCTATAGCCGGTGGTTTAATAGCTGGTAGAGGTAAGAAGAAAACCGCTAGACAACTTAAGAAAATGAACAAAAAGCTAGACTTAATTGTTTCTAAAGTAGACACAATGAGCGGCGAAGGTAACGGTGCATTAGTTGGCGCAACAGGTGCAGAAGAAATAAGCGATCAGGATGCTGCTTTTTCTAATGAACCTGGAATTGGTAACGCTATAAGTGCTGTAACTGGGAATCAAGATCCAACGCAAAATGCTATGGTAGATCCAACGGAGGTACAAGAGTCAGCAATGGGCGATGATAACACGATTGACAACGGGAGTAGTGTGTTAAGTATGTTAAAAAAATACAAAGGAAGATATAAATCCAAAAAACAATAAGTTATGCATAGTAATAAATATGATCCTTCAATGGAAAAATTAAAACCAGGTACTAAAGTAGGAGTAGTAGGTGAATCTCATATATGGGATGGACCATTAGACCAAACTGATAGACCTCATGGTTCGGGTTCAAGTTCAGGTATTACAGGAATGTCAATACTAAAAGCTCCAACGCCTTACAAAGCTGGACCAATAACTATGAAAGCTCAAGGAAAAGTATAATGAAGTCTCCTTTTTATAAAGCTGGATTTCCTGAAATTAAACCAGAGAACAAAGGCAAGTTTACAGCTTGGGCTAAAAAGAACGGTTTTAAAGACGCTTGTTCTGCTGCATCATCTGTAATGTCTAAGAAAGATAACTATAGCGAAGAGGTTGTTAAGATGGCTAACTACGCAAACAACTTCGGTTGTAAAAACAAATAAATTATGAGTTCACCATTTCAAAAAGCATTTAGTGCAAAATCACCGTTACACAGTTCAAGTCCTGATAGACCTTTCACGGCTAGAGATACTAAAAGAAAAGAAGACAAACTTATTAAAACTGGAAAGCAGTTAGAAGGAAATATGTCTGATAGAAAAAGAACTAGAAAAGAAAATAAACTTCTTAAAACAGCAGATCAATTAGAGAGAAATGCTAGTGGAGATAAAACTCCATTTTACATGGAAGACACAAAGCTAAAAGCAATGAATGATAAAAAAATTGCTCTTGAAAAAAAGATAGCTGATATAAAGGCTAAAGCTAAAAAAGAAAACAAAATAGGTAATTGGGACGGTGCTTCTGATGAACTATCTAGGCTAAACGAAAGAATAGCAGAATATAAATCTAAAAACCCAAAATAAAATGAGTTCACCATTTCAAAGAGCATTTAGCTCAAGGTCACCTTTAAACGAAATAAAAATAAGTCAAAAAGAATTAAATAATCCTAAGTCGGCTTCACCAGAACCAGCAAAACAAATAGGCTACGAAGGTCAAGGTGGTATTGATTATGAAAACCTTCCATCAGATGCTATAAACCCAGAAGGACAAGGAGGTAAAGATTACGAAGCTGATGATTCTATGGCTAACATGAATTACGAAGCTGTACCCGCTAAAAAAAAACTGAAAGCGTAGCACAAATGAAATCTCCATTAAATAGCTATGCTAGTGGTGGTAGAGGTGAAATTTATGTTTCTAGTGTTGGAGCTATTCAGCAAGCTGTTGGCGCGGTTCAAGGTGCTATTAATTCTTACGTTAATGAAGATGCTTCACACAAGGCTGATAGATTAGCTGGAAGAGTTGAGAATAGAAAGAATAGGTTAAGCCATAAAGATGAAGAAGACAAAAACAGTGAGTATTACAAAAAGACTGAAAGAATAACAGCAAGAGCTGCAGATGCAAAATCAGAAGCTAGAAATAATCAGCAAACTGAAATAGAAAGATTAAAAAAAGAAAACGAAGCATATAGAAATAAATATAAAGCATAATATTATGGGTCACAAAGGACATTACGGAGAATACACAGGTAACGCAAGACACTCAAAAGTTACTTCTAGTAATATGGGAGCAACAAAAAGAGATGATGAAGCTCACATGACATATCTTAAAGAAGACATCAATTACGATAGCAAGCATGGCGGAAGTGATTCATCTATGACTTCTGATGAAAAGCATATCTCTAAACTAGCTGGAGATTTAAAATACGATGAGAAAAAACATGGTTCACCAGTTAAAGTGATAGGTGATAGAAAAGCACATAAACAGAGTGAAAGTGAATACCAAAATCATTTACAAAGCCCAAGGGGAAAAGAAGAGCATGGTTCTGCTGCGAAAATGGTTTCACCTTTGCACGCGGGTACAGGTGAAAAAATAGGCAAAGCAGTTGACAAAGGCCTTTCTGCAATTTCAGATGCTGCTAAAAAATACAATATAGTATCAGTTACTAAAAGAGCTCTAAACTCTGATACTGGGAAAAAAGTACAAACTGCTGTTAAAAACGTAATCGGTAAAAACGTTACTAGAGCAAACTAAATATAACAGAGAAAACTGATAAATCAAGTAAAAAAACTAACTAACTAAAAATATAACAATGAATTCACCACTAAACAACCTAAATAAAGGTTACGCAAAACAAGAAAAAAAAGATTTACTAAATGATAATCCAATAGCTAAACACGCTAGCGGAGGATCATATTTATCTAAACACATGTCAGGATCACCTTTACATTCATTTGAAGGAGGATTACATGCGAAAAACGTAAAACACGCTAAAGACGGTGAGCATTTAGGAAAAAAATAACAGAGAAAACTGATAAATCAAGTAAAACACAAACCAAACCAATAACAAAAAACAATTATCATGGTAAACAAGTATTTAAAATTTAACATTAGAAACAACACAAACGCTGCGGGATTATTAGCCCAAGGAGTTGAATTAGTAAACGCAGATGATATCGAAAGCGTAGCATACGCTGTAGGAACTGGTATCTTAACATTAACACTAAAAGGTTCTGTTGGAGTATCTGGAGCAACAACTGCTGTGTCTGGATTAGATAGAGCAGCATACACTTTAGCAGGCGGTGGTGACGGAGATGTCGCTATTCAAAATGCTATATCTGGTGGAGTTGGAGCTGCTGGAAATGTACAAAGTAGAGTTATTTCTATTCTATGTAGTACATCTGTAAGCGCTGCTGCAATCCCAACAATTACTTTAGGAGGAAGTTCTCCAAGAAGTGCTGTATTTGCTGCAATGACTGCTAACCCAGGTGGAATTCAATCAACAGTTCAATTAGGACTAGATGATGCTGCTACACCAATACAAATGTATTTCAGATCATTAACTGTTGCTACTGCTGTAATAGCATAATTAATTTATGAAATCAAGAGGTCTAGGAGACGACATAGAGAAGTTCACTAGAACTACTGGTATCAAAAAATTAGTTGACAATGTATCAAAAGGTTTAAACATTCCCTGCGGCTGCAAAAGTCGTAGGGATGCTTTAAACAAAATATTACCCTACAACAAATAATATGGCATTTACACTTAAAAACCCACCTTATATAGTAGACAATACTCCAATATACAAAGTAGATATGGAAGAAGGTGTAATGGGTAAAGCCAATAATAACGGTTCTATCGTTATAAATAAAGACTTAGATCCCAGTCAAATAGACGAAGTTATCTCTCACGAGAAAGTTCATTTAGATCAAATGAAACGTGGTGACTTAGATTACGATAACGAAAACGTTTACTGGAAAGGAAAAAAATATTCAAGAGCTGATATGGAAGAAGGTGCTAAAAACCTACCATGGGAAGCTGAAGCATATAAAAAAGGATAATGAAAAAGAAATTTAATGAAACTAAGGTTGGTGCATTTTTAAGTAAAGCTGCTCCTGGTATATTAGATATAGCTGGTGATGTATTACCAGACGCTGGTGTATTTGGTTTAATTAAAAATCTTATCCACAAAGATCCTGTGCTTCCTGCAGAGGATAAAGAAAAAGCATTAATGTTATTAGAACAAGATATGACAGAAATGCAAGAAATATCAAAACGCTGGGAAAGCGATATGAAAAGCGATTCATGGTTAAGTAAGAATACACGTCCAATGAGCTTAATATTTCTTACTGTAATGACTATAGCTTTTATATGGGTTGATAGTCATGAATCATTATCATTTACAGTAGAACAAGAATGGATAAGTTTATTAAAGACATTGACAGCAACAGTATACGTGGCGTATTTTGGATCACGTGGTGTTGAAAAATATAAAACAATTAGTAAAAAATAAAAATAAAAATGGGAAATTTTAGTAGATCACTAAGTATCACACCAAGTGACACAATCAACGCATTGCCGGCTTGGGAGTTTATGAACCAAACAGGTACATTAGGTACTAATTTAAGAGGTTCTCTTATATATGTTGGAGGTACTGCTGCAGCTTCAAACGTTAGCGTTATAACAGCTGGCACTGTTGGTGTTCAAAACACTGTAGTGGCTTTATCAATAATAACTGCTGGAACTGGTTACGTAACAGCTACTCCTTTAGTTACTACTTTCACGAGTATTGTTCCAATTTCAAATGGACCAAAAGTAGCTAGTGGTTTAACAATAGGTATTACGGCTACTGCTGGCGCAGTAACAGCGGTTACACTTGTTGTTGCAGGAGAAGGTTATTCTATAGGAGATATAATAACAGTTGTACAAGCTGGCGGTGCTAATTGTACTCTTAGAGTAGATGCAGTAAGAAGTTTATTACCAGTAATAGGTGACGCTGTAGTGTTTAACAATGTTCCAGTTGGAACTGTATTGCCGGTTTACGTAGACTACGTTACAGCTACAGGTACTACCGCAACGTTGCTAGTAGCAGGTGTATAATTAACAAAGGGTAAATCACTTTAAAACAAGTAACTATATAACTAAGAATATACTAACAATTAAATTAAATTAAATTATGGAAGAAGCAAAAAAAATGATTACTGAAGAACAGTTAAAAACTATTAGTGATCAGCAATCTAAATTAAGCGCATTACTAAGAAACATAGGTGTTGTAGAGGTGCAAAAACAAAACATTCACAGTCAAATAACAGAAATTTCTAAAGAAATTGAAGCTAGTAAAAAAGAACTAGAAGACGAGTATGGTCAAGTAAACATTGATCTTACAGATGGTTCTTATACTGAGATTGAAAAAGAAGATGCAGAATAATATAAGAAAGATTAGTATCGGGTCTGATTATAAAAATGACGCTATGCATTATGCTATTGGTCAACAAGTTTATGGAGGTCATGAGATCTCTCATATTCTATTAGATGATACTGACAAGTCCTATAATATACACATCAAAAAAAACAATGAAATATTGCCATGGAAAAAATTTAATTCTAACATGGCAATATCAGTTGAATATGATTTAGAATATTAATGAAAAGTTTATATGATTTTATTATACAGCCTATGGGTGATAAGTATAGTAACACTGTTAAAATTGGTAACAAAGATATAGTAGTTAATACTAAAATAGAAAATTGGAAGTTTGTTAATAGATTAGCTATTGTAAAAGAAACTCCTTTGGCCTTTGATACTAAAATTAAAAAAGGTGACATTGTGATTATACATCAAAATGTTTTTAGAACTTTTTATGATATGAAAGGTAGAAAGAAAAAAAGTAGATCTTATTTTAAAGATGATTTATTTTTCTGTGCTATTGATCAACTTTATCTATATAAAAATAAAAACGGTTGGCATAGTTTTGGCGATAGATGTTTTATAAAACCTATCAAAGATTCTAATGATTTAACGTTAGACAAAGAAAAAAAGCTTATTGGTATACTAAAGTATGGTAATAGCTCATTAGAGGCACTTAATATGAACCCAGGAGACTTAGTAGGTTATACACCTAAAGGTGAATGGGAATTTTTAGTTGAAGGAGAGCGTCTATATTGTATGAAATCAAATGATATTGTTATAAAATATGAATACGAAGGAAACGAAGTTGAGTATAATCCAAGCTGGGCACATAGCGGTTGAGGAACTAATTAAGGTTGCTAAAGAAGCTATTGTAGATACTGCGGATGACATATCAGCTGATAGACTAAAAAATGCTGCTGCTACAAAAAAACTAGCTATATTCGATGCTTTTGAAATTCTTAATAGAATTGAAGAAGAGAAAAATATGTTAGAGGAAAAACCTAAAGAAGTTAAAAAAGAAAGCACGTTTCGTGGTTTCGCTGAAGGAAGGTCTAAGTAATGTATATACAAACTTTATATAAAGTATTAAAAAACCATATAAAACCTAAAGTTCTATCTAGAATGAATAGGTATAATAAATGGGAATATGGATATAACCAAGATCATGATATGATTGTTATATCTAAGACTGGTCAAATTGGAGAGGTTTATGAAATACAAAACCTTAAAATAGCTTTACCTAAAGCTCAAGAAGTTCATGAGTTCAAAGAAAACAGATGGACTTTGTTTAATTATCCTAAAGAGTTAAAAAGAATAAAAACAGTATTCGACTGGAGAGAGTATCCAGAAGAATTTAAAGAAAAATATTACGACTATATTGATAATGAGTTTAAACGCCGTGAAGAAGGTTTTTGGTATAAAAATAAAAATATTCCTACTTACATCACTGGTACTCACTACATGTATTTACAATGGTCGAAGATTGACGTAGGTCAACCTGATTTTAGAGAATCAAATAGATTGTTCTTTATATTTTGGGAAGCTTGCCGAGCTGATGATAGATGCTATGGTATGTCTTACTTAAAGAATAGACGTTCTGGATTTTCATTTATGGCATCTGGTGAATGTGTTAACATGGCTACAATATCAACTGATGCACGTTTTGGTATTTTATCTAAATCTGGATCTGATGCAAAGAAAATGTTTACAGACAAGGTAGTTCCTATTTCGGTTAACTATCCTTTCTTCTTTAAACCAATACAAGACGGTATGGATCGTCCTAAAACTGAACTAGCTTATCGTGTACCAGCTTCTAAATTTACAAGAAGATCTATAGTTTCTACAGATAAACCAGAAGATCTTGCTGGG